TATCAACAATGATCGAGTTGATGTCAATATAGCAGCGAGTGGGATAACAGTTCCCATCAGTGCCGCTGCTCTACCGCTTGCTGCTGGTGCTTCTACTGCCGCCAACCAAATGACAGATGATTTCGATACTGGTGCAGGGACGGATATTAGGCGGGCGACAGGGCTTGTTTTGGCTGAGAGTGGTGGTGCTTTATTGATTGGTTCTGCAACTCCCATGCCTATCCAAGCAGCAGGAACCTCATTGGATGGCATGACCAATGCGATGGTTGTAATTGATTATGCCCATTACGAAATACATGATGGCGATTCTTATATTTGTCATGCTAAGAATGAGAACATGGCAGACAATGATACACTGGTCTTAGCCTTCAAAACTGCGGCTGGTACGAAGCGGATGCACTTAATGATGGCCTTTGCGTCCAAGGCTGCCGCTCACCTAGATATGATTGAAGGACCTACTTGGACAAATCAATCTGGATCGCAGCAGCCTGTTTACAATCGCTCTAGGGATAGCCTCAACACAACGGATCTTTTGGAGGACCAGAGTTCTGCATCGTTTGTTAATACAAGCAACATGATTTTGGATCCTACAGGATTATCAGGGGGGACGGTGATCCATGATTTGTATACTTGGGGTGACAAGAAATTAACATCGAGGGATAGAGATACGGACGAGATGATTTTGAAGACGGATACTCAATATGCTTTCCGCTTAACTGCGGATACTGGAACAAATGCCGGACATCTGATTTTGACATGGTATGAGCACACTGATTCCAATTAGCAGCAATGCCCGAAGTAGTGACGCGAGATTGGGAAGATGGGCCGATGGGTCCCGGATTCTTCCTGTTGTTTCCACGCAACGTATCCTTCTTTTATGATGGAGGAGAGATGACGGCATTGCTTGAAGAGCCATCGGCTGACAAGAAAAAAGGGATGGATGAGTTGGTTGCCTTGATTATGTTGATGGGATGTCAGCAATGATAAGTCAGTTGATAATTGAGACTGCCAAGACTATAGTTGAGGCAGCAGACATTCGAAGGAAGCAGGCTGTCCGCAGGACGATGAAGGGGGAATTGCGCAGATCTGTTAGCAAAGAGCTCCACATACGGCAAATGGAAGAGATAGAAAGGATTCTGGTCAGGGTTCTGCGGCCCTTCTTCCGGGACCAGATTTTAGATGCAGCGGCACGGTTGGCGACGGTCTATGCGAGTGGAAAGGAGGGTGGGCTGGGCTCTGCATCGAAGTCTTTCCTCTCTAACAAAGACTTTGATGGCACTGCCGAAATCCTAACAAACCAGATATTCGATCCCCAGCAATGGCAGGATGCATTGGTTGATAGGGTGGCGCCCTACTTGGCACGGATAATGGGGGAAGCAGCTCTTTCTACGCTGTTAATGATTGGGGTTGATCCGAGGAAGTCTGTAATTGGTATTCAGAAATACCGTCCAGGCCAGCCCAGGGATAGTCACGGTAGATTCACTTCCGGAGGTGGTAGGACTGAGACGGCGGCAACTCGCCGTCAGCGAGCGCTCAATACATACAAACCTTCATCCAAAGCAAAACAGGACCATGCTGAAGCCGCAGAAGTTGAGTTGGCACGCAAATTAAGAGGGAAGAAATCAGGGGATAACAAGGAAGTAGATGTCTCAGTCCAGATGCATGGAGTAACGCACGGGATTGAATTGAAGACAATGCTGGACAATGGCAATGACAAGATTACGATGCACCCGGATTCTCGTCGGAGAAAAGAAGCATGGGCAAGGAAGAAGGGAAGAAAGCTCCATACAGTAGTAATTGATGACAGGGATATTTTTGCTGGAGGGGCAAACAAAGATCAGTATTCAGGGCATCGTATATACTATAAGAAGGGGGTTGGGGCGTTTCGACTTAATACAATGCAGAAGATAAAGAGCTTTGCTGAGCTGAAACGGGTGTTGGCCGGAACGAAGGATATCGGGGAACTGTTATGACTCTAAGTGCTTATCTTGATACAAAATGGGAAGCGGATGTAGCAACCATTAGCGGATGGGGGGATTTGGGACGTTTTGTTAGTAGTCTGGACGATGATTATCCTGAATTGAGAGGGTTGTTAGAAAGAGGGTGGAGTGGCCATGCAGAAATGCTTGCAAACGAAATAGAACTGGTGATGGACATTGCAAAAGATGAGGAGGTAAGAGACGTTTTGAGAGGCCTCCTAGAGACGGCGCAGTCAGCAAAAGAGGGGCAGGCAGTGATTATATCGGATGGGTTGGGGGACAATACTATGAAGAGTATAGAGTTGGAGGGAAAAGTACCGTCCAAGCCAGCCCAGGGATAGTCATGGTAGGTTTACTTCCGGAGGTGGGGGGGGTGGAAGCAGTGCCGGTAAGACACTAGCAGGTGGTGGGCAGTTGCCAATGAGATCTTTAATGGGAGGGGAAACAGAAAGGGAGTTAACGAGAATGGAAATGGATGGGGTTAATACGGAAATGTTCACCAAATCAACAGCTTCTGAATGGATGGCTGGGCACGGGCGGGATTTGCCCGCTCCTCTCCATTTTGATACACCTGGCAGTTCAATTTCCATTGGTGTAGCAATTGAACTGCCCCAGTGGATGAAAGATGCGATTGAGGAGGAGCTAAGAAGAGTATTTGAGGAGGAGTATTGGCGAGAAATCATTTCCACAACCCGGTCCGATATTAGAAACGTGATAAAGGAAGGATTGAAAGAAGGGTTATCTATCCCCGAAATGGCAAAGAAGATGACAAGTATGCTAGGGGCAGTGTATGGGGAGAAAAGAGCGACAAGGATAGCAAGGACGGAGACAGGCAATGCTTTGAATGCAGCACGCAACCTGTCCATGGAGCACTTGAAGTCCGAGTTGGGGGAAACGGGACGGTTCGTAGGGAAGAGTTGGGTGTCAGTCCTGGCTGATTCCACTCGTGATGCCCATGCAGGATTGGATGGGCAGCTAGCAGATGAGAATGGTGAGTGGGATTTGAATGGGGTGAAAGTGCCGTGGCCGGGTCATCCTTCCTTGCCAGCAAAGGATAGGGTGAATTGCCTGTGTACAATATCAATGGAGTTGGGTGCCGGGATGCCGGAGGGTGGTGTGACGGAAGTGTTGGGAGACGATACTATGAAGAGTGCAGAGTTGGGGGAAAAGTACCGTTCAGTTGAGCAGAAAGAGGAAGCAGGATGATGTCCAAGCGAAATGGCCAACAGATTCACAGGAACGTCCTAATCAAAAGCAAGCCTGATGATGTTGCTTTAACATGGGCGGTCCAAGAGAAGTTCTTGCATCTTTGCAGTCTGTATTTGAAAATGAAGGGGATTCAGCTTCCTATTCCTACTCATTTGGATGCAGATTTCCTCCGTTGGCGACAGTGCTTCTATCGATACAAACAGGGTGATTTGAGGCACACCGATGCAGAGAAGAGGTCAGTCCGAACAATTGCTGAGTGGACGTTGCAGATCAAGGCTGAGTTGATGGGGGAGGCTGTCCCTATGATGGATTGGAATGATTGATGAAATAGGCCTCTTTCCAAAATCCAGTTGGACCAAAAGACAGCCAAATATTCTTGTTCTCAAACATGATTTTCATGAGCGATGGATTAGCTATAGAAATGAGGGAGGCGAAGTGATGGAATGGGGATCGTTTCTTGTCGGAGCTTTGGTTAGTGCCGTGATAGTGGGGATTATTTCTCTCCTTTTTGGGGTGATGCTTGGGAGTCTTGGTACAACCAAACGAATGAATGACATGAGTCAGTCAATCCGTGACAAATTCTTAAAACATGCAGATAAGTTGGAAGACGGAGAAATTCTCCATCTGTCGTTTATGCTAACTAAGAATCGGGATGACAATAACGATGGTGATGGGGAGTCAGTATTTCCTCCCCTAAACAACGCTTGGAGAAATAACTGATGGCAACCAAGCCCAGATTGGCTGATGTCCATTGCACAAGAATCCAGTTTGAGCCCGGAGACAGGTTGTTAGTGCGGGTTCGCCAGTCCCTTGATCTTAAAGCATACAAAAGACTCCATAAGTCTATCCAGCGATGGGCTGGGGATCAGGTTGAGATACTGATTATTGACCCGACACGGGTTGAATTGGAAGTTGACCAGTCTAGGAGAATTGTGGAACTATGAATGAAGCAAAATGTCGAGAAGTGTTGAAAGACAATAAATCATTAGCTTGCTTTATTAGGAATATGGCACGCTTCGACAAGTATTTTTGTGAACTGATGGCGAGTGGTGTGGATTTCAACCTTCACATGGATGTTAGGGGAAATAAAGGAGAACTCCTCCAATGCAAGGTCCAGCCGGTTAGTTTTGATCGTCCGCCGGGGGTGGAAAAGAGGATAAAAGAACAGAAACGGGGGAAACTTTAGATTTTCCAAGGATTTCGTTGAAATAGGTATTGTAAGAGACGGTTGTTCGTTCTATATTGAGAAAATAAAGACTGTCTAGGTGCGCTGAGTGTGACACAGGCCGCGGCAGTGCTGAGTTGCCTTATTGTAAGGACGCCGGCATTTCTAGTGGCCTTTCTTTTTGGAGTATATCATGCCAAAGAACGTCACATTTCATCTGGGAATTCCCTCCGGCCTCGCGAGTCGTTTGCTGACGATTCGGAGGGTTTCACGGGCGGGTGATGATACGCCCCCTGCTCTCACAATCAATGCCACTCTGGGACCGGCTGTGGAGCTGACTACCCAAGTTTTGCCCGATGATGACATTTTCCAAGCAATCTTGAAAGACACATTGGCCGATGGGACGACTAGTGCGCCGGACCAGTTGATCTTTCAAACAGCTGATTTGCAGTTCCCGGGACCATATAGTAGTCAAGAAAATAGATTGCAGATCCTTCATATGGAGGATTTGTCCTCATCCAGCTCAAGTTCTGTTTCCAGTGAATCTAGTTCGTCCTGGTCGAGCGCATCCAGCGCAAGTTCTGGCTCCAGTTCATCTTCAAGCCAGTCTAGCGCATCCAGCTCAAGTTCTGTTTCTAGCGAATCTTCGTCCAGCATTTCCAGTTCATCCTGGTCAAGCTTGCGAAGTTCGGCATCTAGTTCGTCGCAGTCTAGTGTGTCAAGTAGCAGTGCTAGTGTTAGTTCTGCTTCTAGTTCGTCTGTTTCTAGTGCGTCCAGTTCGTCCTGGTCGAGTGTTGCCAGCTCTGCTTCATCGGTAAGCAGCATTTCAACTTCATCATCTAGCAGTTCAATGTCCAGTTCGTCCTGGTCGAGCCAGTCATAGCAGAAAAGGGATTGACTAATGTCACGTGTTACCGAAATGTCCAAGCGATATCTCAACAATGTGATTCGTTTGATCAAACTAGCCCCCATGACTCAGGTCAGTCAGCTACGATCTTGCTCATATGAGGCCTTGAAACGATTGGGCGTCAAACGGGATTTATCCATGGCGCGTGAAGGGATTCCCCACGGAAGTGATCAGTGGAATATTAGAACGGTGATACAGTGGATGGAAAGGATCACGCCGGAGGACAAGAGAGCTATTCAACAGCTTGTGATGATTGATGCCACTGCGGTTAAGCGAACAAAGGGGGTTTGAAGTGTATCTTGATTATGAACAGGTTGCTGCTACAGCAGTTGTTCAGGGTGTAGATGCTCTGACAATCCCGCCCGGAGCAAACTTTGCTGAATTGCAAAGCGACACTAATCATATTCGGTATACGATGACAGCGGGTAATCCCGCTCCTACGATAGCAACTGGCATGCTTTTGCTGACGACGGAACGTCCTAAATCGTTTCTACTTGCGGATCTCCTGAGAATTCAGTTTGTACGGGATGGCGCTGGGGGCGTTGATGGAAATTTGAACATTCATTACTATACTGGGCGTGAGATATAGTGCCTTTGCCAAAGCCATCGCAAGATGAGAATCGAGCGGAGTTTGTTAGTCGTTGCATGTCAAATCCAACAATGCGTACTGAGTTTCCTGACAACAATCAACGTTTGGCAGTGTGTGGAAGTCAGTTTGACCAATCACGGAAACAGAAAATGAGTATCAACGATAAACTGTTGGACGCTATCAGAGCCCGTTCCCAGAAGAAGACAGAGTTTGGCTATGGGATTTTGACGGCTGATTGTTATGTGAGGACACTCCAGGAAGGGGTTGGAAATGCCCTCTGCTATCGATTTGCAGCAAATAGGCAGACGAGTTTCGATGATGTTTTGCGGAAAGCTGCAAACACACTAGTCTTTAGCAGTCCGGATATGGTGGTGGACCAGATTGAATATAGCAGGCAGGGCGGCTCTTCAATCAAGCAATATGAATATGTGGAGCTTCCCAAGAATACTTTGATGGTGTTCAAGCATACACTCATTACCCCCCGGAAGGATAGGGATGGTGATGTGCTACATCCAGGAGGGATGGAGGTTGACCCCCAGATGCTGTTGTTGTGGCAACACGTTCCCACTTTGCCGATTGGGAAGATGTTGATGGAAGTGACACATAACGAAGAGGAATTGAAATTGCTTAGTTGCATTGTGGACATGAATGATTTATGCCATGACGCAGCAGTGATGGTGGACAATAGTATGGGGCGCTTCTCCCACGGGTTCCGTGCTTTGGAATACACCAAGTTCAAGGCTGAGAACGGTGGTGGGTTTAATGTGAAGCGTGGGGAGATCATGGAGGAATCTTTGGTGAGCGTCCCGTCCAATGTCGATGCTGGGACAGAGGAAGTGATTCTGTCTTTGGTCGAAGGCGGCAAGCTGCATTCCCCCATGATGAAGGAGTACGGAAAGACCTTGCGGGAGAAGCGGCCTACTCAAGTGCCCGTGGAACTTGACCTGAAAATAACAGTCAATGGGGAGGAAGTTGGTAATGAGAACAAATCCGGAAGTGGAAGCAAAGAGGATGGAGGAGGAAAAGACTCCTCCACCGCATCAAAAGAAGCCGATGCAGATCAACACAAAAGAGACAAAGCGACCGAAGACACGGAAGTGAAGGGTTATGAGGGAAGGACAAGAGAAGCCGACGGCCACACTCACGCAGTAATGTTGGATGACGAAGGGAATGGGACTGCGGGAGAGGCTGACGGCCACACCCACAAAGTTAAGGCTTTCAAAGTAGAGGAAGCGGACGGTCATATTCATAGCTTGAGCCAAGAAGAGTTGAAAGAGAAGGATTTTAGTAAGGATGGAACATTGGCGCTAGGCACAGATAGTGAGACTGGAGCAGAGGGAGGTGATGATAGCGGAAGCATTGGCCCTAAGATAGCGGATCGAGGGGCAAAAGCTTCTGTTGCAAACAAGGTTTCAGCTGGGTCAGAGAATCAGAAACGTGGTCGTGTTCTCAGTAAAAGAAATGAGGCCCTGATCCGGGACGCCATTGATGCTATAGGTGAAGTGGTGGAAATGGAAATTCCACGGCCAGCCAAAGCAACCCTCCGAGAAGCGATGTCCAGGTTGGGACGAGTGCTGGAAAGTCTCGGGGCAGATGAACCTAAGCAGATCACGGTGAATGACGCAACAGCAGTTGTCTTGGCTTGTGCTACGGTGAAGCAGAGAAGTAGATTGATGGAGGTGTTGGGGGCAATGGAGCAGATTGATACTCAGGAACAGAGAGCGAAACAGTTTCGGGAGTTGATGGGACAGAAATACCATCCAAGCTGGCCTGATTTTAATACAGGGAAGCTGCGAAAATCCGTTACAGAGTAAACAATAACGCCGCGACGGTCGTGGTGAATTGTTCGTTATGTCTGTCAACTGAAAAGGGGTTCAAATGAAATTGACAGTCGCGTTGAAGAAGTGGACTATCGGTAACTGTGGCATTAAGGAAGATGCTACAGACGATGAAATCCGCAAGGCCGTCGGGGAGGCGTTGATGAACGACGATCTGACGACTGAGAAGTTCGTAGAACTTCAGACTGACAAGGAAGACAAGGAAGCAAATGAGTTTGGGGCCAAGCTGGACGCTATTGCAAATGGCCTGACCAAACTGGTTGATTTACAAAAACCCAAGGAAGAGAAGTCTGAGGAAGATGACGAAGAGAAGTCTAAGGAAGATGACGAAGAGAAACTCAAGGCTGAGAAGGCCAAAAAGGATGCAGAGGAAAAGGCCGAGCCCGAGAAGGCAAAGAAGGATGTCAAAACGAAGGTTCAGCCCAGTCGCTTTGCCAAAATGATCGCCAATATGGGCATGATGTCCAACGCTGACGATTTGGACATCCGTGTCAAAACTGCTGCTGAGCAATACAGCACGACCAAAACGGCCCTTATCTATCCTGAGTTTACCAAGGGTGGGAAGAAACATCCACTCTCAGGTCAGCCTGTTCGGGACTATGATGAGGGTGGAAGGATATTGGATGTGTCCTCCGATCGTGAAAAGGCGGTGATTGGGGCATATGCCAAGTTCATGGTCTCCACTTCCCAAGCTGGTGGCAGTCGAACGATCGGTTTCCAGAAGCTCAACAACCACGACAAAGAATTGATTTTCCATGCTATGGAAAACATGAATTGGGGCGGCTTCATTGGTGAAGGTGATTCCAATTTCGCCAACATCTGCAATCGGAAGCTGACAGAGTTGGAGCAGAAGCAGCTGATCGATGACGGCATTGGTGGAGCCAGTGGTGGTGTGGAAGCAGTGCCTATCGTCTTTGACGATGATGTAATTGAGGCTCCTTTGCTTCATGGTGAACTATATCCACTGGTCAAAGTGGTTCCGATCGATCGCGGCCGGCGGATCGAAGGCGTCAGCGTTGGTAAGGTGACTGGAACGTGGGGTGGTGTGGACAGTACGAACGTCCCGCTATTCAACACCACGGCTTATGTGGCTGCCTTCGATACCACCATTTTTCGGTGGGAAGGGGCCTTCCAAATCGGACTGGACTTTATCAGTGATTCGCCAATAGATTTTGGGCAGGTCATTACTGCCCAATACGGTGAGCGATTGCTGGAAGATTTGGACGACGTGATTGCTACGGGCAATGGAACGACTCAGCCCCAAGGCATCATGAACTCTGGTGCCACTGCGGTAGCCTTTGGTGGTGTTGCCGCCACCCTTGGAAACTACGAGACCTTACGTTTCACGGTGCCCAAAAATGAGCACGTTGCCAGCTTAGCGAATACGGTGGTCTTTTGTGGAACGGAGACCAGTTATCAGCGAGCGCGAGCAATTCCTGTTGGAGCTGCTGATGCCCGACGGCTTGGGGGAATGGATTACTCTAGCTATCAATGGATGGAGCGTCCTTACAAGATCAATGAGAGTCTGACGAATAGCCAGATTTTCTATGCCGTCTTGGGTCGCTATCGAATGTACCGCCGCCGGGGCTTGGTCATCCGGACAAGCACTGAAGGACAAACCCTGATTCGACGGAACGAGATGTTGATTGTAGCGATGGCTCGATATGGTGGTCAGTTGGAGCGAGCTGCTGCTGCTGCTCTGACCACTACGGCGCAAGCCTAAGCCATCCTTTGCAAGGTCCTGCTGGTGGTCAATTCTCCGCTACCAGCAGGACCATATTCAGTCATTAGGAGAACTAGGAGAGTATGAAAGATGTCTACCGTTATTGAGAAGAAGAAAGCGAGAATTGTCCTGCCGTTTGGGGTGGAAATTGACACTCCTAGGAATGCTGATGTTATGTTGCAAAGCATTCCAGGATGTCGGTTACGTGGAAGGATTGATGCGTCCAAGCCAGTAATTATCTCCAAAATTGGGGAGAGAGGCATTCCGGCCAATCAGCTGAAAAGCTCTGGTGTGCTGCCGAAGATTCCCGGCCAACAGATTCATGTCAATCCGGACAAGCTTATCTACACAATCATCGATCCTTTGTGTGATGATGAGAATCTGTGCGAGCAGATACGCAAGGGACTGGAGAATTTGGGTACGTTGGATTTTGGCTCCAAGTTGCAAGGAGTTCCGTCTGTGTCGGGGGAGTTGGATGTCCACCGAATGAAGACACTTTGTCGGGAATTGCTTTGGATGTTAGACACGAACTATGCAAAAATGGTGAAGGGGCCAAAACCGGACATGGAAGACATTGAGGAACTGCCGGGAAATTTCTTGTTGAATCCAGGCAGCCGGATCCACAATGGTCAACCACAATATGAGAAAGATTTTCCGAATTGGCTGGATAGATTATCGCGATCCGGGGGATAGATGGCTGTTAGACCGTCAGATGCTGTTTTGGAGGCTCGTTACAAGCGGGCTGCCCAAATTGATGCGCGGCTGGTTCGGATAGACTGGTTCATTGAAAATGTCAGCAATACGGTTGCAATGTCCTTGAAGATGAGAGTTGAACTAGCGACGAAGTTTCTCCAAACAAAGGTAGTTCACAATATCAATCGACCAGTGACAAAAAGATCTGTGAATAAGAGGTTGGTTGTATCGAATCGGAGCAAAAGGGGGGAATTTCCGAAGGTGGACACATCCCTCCTAAGAAACACGATTTTCGGAGAGGTGAAAGAGGTTTCCCCAAAAGTGTATGAAGGATATGTTGGGACACCTTTGGACTATGGGTTGATTCTGGAGACTTCCAAGAGATTGGATAGGTCTTTCCTAAAAAGGACATTCAAAAAGGAGCGTCCGACGGTTGTCAAGATTCTGACAGGACCAATCAGATGAGTGTAGCTGCTGCGGCACTTCATAAAGCAATCCAGACATTGTGGAATGCCCGCGGTTTAGACGGTGAGTTCAATCGATATTGGTCTGCTGCGAATAGAACTATCTACGAAGTGTTGAATGACGGTGAAGCTGCCCCACAACAGCCATTTCCCTATTGTGTTTTTGTGCAAGAAGCGGGCACAACAACAGTCCGAATGACGGGACACTCCACAAATGAGAAGCATGAAATTCATGACATCCCTTGGGAGTTCCGAATCCATGCTAGGGTGATTGATGGTAACAGCCAAACAGCAAAGGAAATAGCGGCGGCATTGGCAGAAGTGATCATCCAAGAGTTCGGGGGACACCCAACTATGAGACCCCAACCTCTGACATTGGACAGTGGAGCGCATTTGATTACTCAGTATCAGAACGATTTTGGGATTCGCACAGGAGATGACGAATATCAGTGGACCATTTCTTACCTCTTCAGGCTTGATGTTCCAGTGATGGTATAGAGGAATGAACCATGGCAAATCGAAGTGTAGCCAGCCCAAAAGTGATTGCCCAATTGCTGGCGAATGTTCGCAATACTATGGATGATGGGGTGATTGTTAGTGGAGCAGTGAATGGAAACACTAATGACACCTTGACAAATGGTGTCAGTGCAAATCAGGCAAATCGAGCTTGGCAATGGTTAACCAAGGATCTGGGTTCCGGCGGGGCTATCACTTTGGATCTGTATGATTTTGCTGGGTTTGATGCTGGCGCTGGTGCTGGCAATGATATTGTTGGACAAGCGATGGCTTTGGAAGAGATTGTCGCCATCAAAATCAAGAATAATAACGATGTGGCTCTTGCAGGACAGCTGGAAGTTATACCTGATCCTACCAATGGTTGGACGCCAATGGGCAGCCATACGGTAGCTACAGGTGGGGCGCTGCGGGGTGGTGGTGTGATACTAATGTACCAGCCTGCGGAGTCTGGGTTTGATGTAGTGGACGGCAGCAGTCATCGTATTCGATTGCGGGCATTTGGCGGGGCTGTCAACTACAGTATTTGGATATTGGGTAGGCATGATGACAATGAGAGCAGTTCTTCAGAATCATCGTCTGTCAGTTCCAGCAGTAGTTCACTCAGCAGCGAATCCAGTTCACTCAGCAGCAAATCCAGTTCGGTTTCCTCCTCTAGCATCAGCAATAGCACGTCCAGTTTGGTGAGCTGGTCTAGCGCCTCAAGCGCTTCCAGTGCTTCCAGCATAAGTTCTGTTAGCAGCAGCTCAGTCAGTTCGCAGAGCAGCAGTTTCTCCAGCCAATCCAGCAGTAGTTCGGTGAGTTCGCGTTCTGAGAGCAGTAGCAGTTCCCAGTCAAGTAGCTCCAGCAATTTGGAACCGCTTTGGTGTGGACCAGTTAGGTCTGGTGTTAGTCCTTCCATAGTATTGGGGGAATATACGCGAGCTGGATCTCTCAACAATAGAAATTACTATAGCAATGGATTGTTCTATTTATGGTGGGACAGTGGTGGTACTAACAGATGGACATTATCAGATGCCCCAAATAACAAGACTGGTGATTGTTGGCAACAAAGCGGGGGCGGTGCCGGTCAACTTCCAGATGCTTACGATTATGGTCCAATCAGTGGAAGTGCTACTGGTACGATTTGGGTAGCATTGGATAAGGTAGGAGACTCGTCATCTCGATCATCATCGTTGTCCACTAGTTCTTCAGTCTCAAGTTCAAGTTGGTCAAGCCAAACATGATAAGAAAATTCATCACACCCTTAGAAGGAGGTGATCAAATATGAGTTCGCTCAATACTTTGACAGGCCGAAACGGGAAATTTGTTGTCGGAACTTCCCAAGTCGCCAGAACAACTCAATGGGCCGTGAATCCCACACTAGCAGGCGGTAGTGAATGGGGGGACAGTGATTCTTCTGGGTTCACCAACCGTGCTGCGGGTCGTAAGGATGCCACTTTTACGGCAGAGGGAAAGTACGACACCACTGATGAGGTGTTTGACCTTTTCCAACCCGAGGACGTAGCGATCGCTGTCCTTTGGTTGGACAATGTGAGCCTGTATTGGGATTTCCCGAGGGCTCTCTGCAATGATTTCAATCTCACGGTGGATGTTGACACTGAAGAGATCATTGGATGGACGAGTTCTTGGGGGGCAGATGGAGTGTATTATTATCCAGGTGAGGCCGGAGCAACTGCCCGAACACTTCCCTAGTATAGGATGAGCATCTATGGCAGCAACTGATAAAGACGTTCAAGAGATCCATGCTAAATTGGGTACTATCTTTGAGAAGATTGATGTTGTCAATAGAGAGCTTTGTGACCTCCATGGTAATATAGAAGTGATCAAAGCTCATTGTCAGAACTGTGGTAAAATAGTGTTTGGCAATGGAAATGCCAGCGTTGACGCTAGGTTAACAAAGCTGGAAACCAGAAGCACTTATCAATCAAAGTGGTTTTGGCTGGTGATAACGATGGCTGGAACTGGAATGGCTGGTTTCATTGGATCTATAGTAACACTGATTACAAATCACATGCAATGAAAACACCATGAGTAGGACGAGAAAGGGAAAGCGTCCTTATAATGGAAAGTTAGTACCTGTATGAATAATCCAGATGTATTAGTAGTTGAAAGTATTAGCCATCATTTCTGGAGAACCTGTCCGTGCAATGCTTGTTCTGAAGAACGTGAGCGCCGAAGCACTTCCCTTCCCTCTCCTTTCCGGAGAATTCCTCCTGATGTCGCCTTTGTCTTTGGCATCATCAGCAATCGGAATCCCCACGGTTCGGTCGCTCGTGAACTGATGTTGTCGTAAACAGTTTGTACTTTACATAAGGGGAATTGAAATGCCTGATGACATGGCTAGGGCTCTTGGAACTCCTGGGCCTTCTTTTATTATGATTGATGGCAAGGAGTGCCAAGCCAGACCTCTAACTATCCAAGAATTAACAGAGGTTGAAAGATATTGCTTGGATCAATACAAACGCTGCTACCTCAAGACGTTTTCAGACAATGCGGACCTACTACCAAAAGTTGATCGGATGCAATTGATGTCCGAAAAACTCGAACTGGCCGCGCGCTGGGATGTAGACGATTTGCCAGTAAAGCATGCCCACGATCCTGCCAGCATAGTTATTACGGGAGAATTGAGAAGGTGGCTTACAAAGGAGTATGGATTGAGTGGAAAAATAGATAATGCCAAGCTTCAAAGGCTCTGCGCCACTTCCCTTGATCAAGGATCTTTGGGCTATCGTGATTACAAGCACCTGACAAAGGGACGACCCCGCAAAGTTAAGGTGCCCTATGTGTCCTGGTGGATCACGGGCAGTTTTGATGGAATGGTCACTTTCATTTGGATGGCATTCAAACAGAATGGGGTGACTCGGGAGCAGGTGGCAACAGAAATGGGTAAGTCTCCTGCTGCTCTCGCTGAAATGGCAAGAGAGATTGAAAGGCTCTCCTCGCCAGCAGCGGGAAATGGATAGGGCTCGCTGCTGCCAACCGAGAGAGCAGCGAGCCGGAAGAGAACATCTCGCAGTGGGGTCTTTTGCACGGGATAACGACGTGGCACGTTCGAGTCTTGTGTGACAATTCATGGGAAGGTGGGCACGGCTATACTCCTAATCAAGTTGCGAATTTTACATTAGACCAGGTCCTCATGCTTTTGACAGACAGGAAGATATTGAAGTCGAAGCAGGGGAGACGTTCCCAAACGGCCACTCCCTTAGCAGTGATAGGAATGGCTAAGGATGGGAAAATCAAAGGACGGGCAGAGGACGGCTCAGAAATAAGGGGTAGAATCGCTGGCAAATCGGTGGCTAGACAGCTCATGGAAGAGGAGCGGAAGAAAGGGAGGCGGAAGAAGTAAGATGGGATTGGAACTGGCAAAAGCGTTCATCCGTGTAAGAGCAGACTCCTCCATGTTAGGCAGTGATCTGCAAGGTACGCAAAGTACGGTGCAGTCAGCTCTGAAGGATGTTCTAACGGCAATAGGCGGAATTTCTGCCGGCGTTGCTGCTACTGGGAGGGCTGCAATTGAGAAAGGAGTCAACCTGGCCAAGACTATGGAAAGGACTACCATTTCTTTCGAGACGATGTTAGGTAGTGCTGAAAAGGCCCAGGAAATGCTAATCAAACTCCGGGATTTCACTGCTAAGACTCCGTTTGAAATGCCTGGAGTTCTAAGGGCCGCCAAGACTTTGTTGGCATTTGGAGTGGAGCAGAAGGATCTACTCGAAATGATGTTGATGTTAGGTGATGTATCAGCGGGGACGGGCAAGAATTTTGGGGAGCTTGCTGTTGTATTCGGGCAGGTTCGAGCTGCTAGCCGATTGATGGGGCAGGATTTGTTACAGTTAATCAATGCAGGTGTCCCCATTGTTGGTACGCTGGCGAAGCAGTTCAATGTGGCGGATAGTGAAATCAAAAAGATGGTCTCTGATGGCAAGATCGGTTTCAAAGATGTACAGAAAGCATTTCAAAACATGACAGGAAAGGGTGGCTTGTTTTTCAATCTGATGGAAAAACAATCTAGGTCTTTGGATGGTCTTATTAGTACGCTCAATGATAACATTAGGCTTGTCTATACTTCTATTGGAGATGCTTTGCTTCCAATGCGGAAGGCTTTTACAAGAATGAAGTTGGCATTGGTAGAAACTTTCGCTCCCATAGTGGAACAGCACAAGGTGATAATTGGGCACATCGCCAACATGACGAAAGTTGTTATGGGACTTGTTGCAGCCTTCTTGTTAGGGCGAATGATGGCAAGGCTGCTCGGAGTTACTATGAAGAAGGTATTTATCCAATCGGTCATATTGATCCCGCTTGTATTGATTGGAGCTGCACTAGGAGCGCTGATCGCGGGAATCCAGAATCTGATTGGGTGGTGGAAGTCTGCTGAAAGTATGCAAAAACGCTATGCGATAAGCATAGCCAAGATAAAGTATGCTTGGGAGAGAATCAAGGAGGCCTTCACTGTATTCTTTGCTGCTTTCATGCGGGGGTTGAATGAAATAATTGCGAAGATTTCTGCGTTCACGGGTGTGGATATTCAAAAACTCCCTGAAACGATTGGGGAGGCTCTGTTACAGGCGTTAGAGTTTGTGTCAGACTTTGTAATGAATCTTTCAGAATGGTTTCTTGTTATCATACAGAATTGGGGGTTGATTTGGAGCAATTTTCCAAAGCTACTCTATGCAGCTTTCATTATTATATGGGACATCATCAAGAATTTTGTGAAGATTATGCCCCAATTGCTTGGAGTTGCCGTCCGCAAATCTTTCTTAGTCTTCTTATGGCTTATGAAGAAGATAGGTGAACTCTTTATCGCGCTAATCAAATTCATTTGGGATGTAATGAAAAGAGTCCCAAAAATAATTAAACGTGCAATTTTGGGGGAGGGTCTTGGTAGTGCTATTAAAAAGGAGGTGGGAGGGGCTTTAGGGAAAGCTTTCAGAGGATTTCAGAAGGGGCTCAAAGGAGAAGTTCCCGACCTTGCAAAGGCAATGACTCCTAGTAAACAAGCCCAAGCAAGAGCGAAGGCAGTGGTAGGAGAAGTTTGGGACAAGCTCAAGTCGGATAAAAAAGCACTTGAAATGGAAAGACCTGAATTTGGGCTGCCTAAAAAAGAGGACAAAAAGGAAGATGCTGCTGCTGCTGCTGATGCTGGTAAAGCAGCTGGGGAAGCATTTTTCAAGGTCGGAGAGCGTGTTGGTTTTAGGGACTATGGGAAGAAGATTCAAGATGCCCTGTTGAAACCGAAGGAGGGAGATAAAGATGATAAGCGGAACAAATTATTGGAGATGGGTATCAAGAAGCAAGATGAACTGCTCAAGATCGTAAAGGAAAAAGGCCAGGGGGTGTTGACATGAGTATATATGAAGACCCGGCTACATGGAGGCTGCGGACTGCTCCTGCCCCTTTTGGCATCCCTTACAAATTAGTGGAAGGGTATCCAAAGGGGTCTTTTGAGGAAGAGAACGCTAAGATCACGGAGCAATACATCATACAAGCTTCGGATCTTTTAGACTTTGCTTTGGAGTCTTTCCCACCAATGATCATCTGGGGAGGGATTTTCCACTTCACAGCAACGCGAGCTTATCCTGGATTGAATCGGCTGTTTACCAAATCTGTAAGTTGGGAACCCCATGAAGTTGGGAAGCCAACTGATCCTTTCGGAACCGATCCATTTCCCCCTACCGGAACCTATGCTAAGTTTCTGAAGGTCACAATTCAGTATGAGACGGCCAAGCCCAATAATACGGATCCAAATGATCCTTCCACTTTCTTAGAAGTCTCTGCCGATGCTAGCGGTGAGTTCTTAATGCTACAAGTTCAGGGAGAAGCTACGTGGGAGTCAATGGCTGGACCGAAAGTTCAGGGTCCGAATACCCAAGTCGCTCAGGTGATCCCGGAATTGACATGGTCCGTTCGTTGGCCCCAGATCACACGGAGCTATTTGGACGAATTGATGCCTTTGATGAGATCGAGATTGGGGCAGGTCAATAGCAGGCCGATGTCGATCCTTCATGATGCTCCAGCAGAGACTATTCTGTTCGTAGGGTATTCAATGCGCGAGCAATATACTTGGAGGACAGATGAGGATCAACCTCCTGTAGAAATTGACATGAAGTTTGTAGAGAAGCATATAGAGATTGCGGGGGTAACTGTTGGGCACAATCATTTCTGGCAACCTGAGTTGAATCGGTTTGCCAAGCTACAAGTTGGAGGGAAAGGTGTCTATCCTTCTTCGGATCTCAATCAATTGTTTCCAGGAGGTTGACAATGAGAGAGACATTTCCCGTCAAGAAAATAGGTGACGACCTTACTGCCAAGCACGTCAACGATCTTTCTACAGTAGCGCGCCGTTTTGCCGCTTCAACTCCTGGGGCCAATTTGGCGGGGAGAGCGGGAGGGGTATTCTCTGCTGCTGGTTCAATGCCTTCATTCTTTCAAGTGGTAGTGGAGATAACCAATAATCAAATAGATGGAAATGATGCAGAAGATAGTGGTCTTTATCTTTGCAAAGTGAGATACTATGATCCGGGTGACTTGACTTGGAAATCCCAAGATAGGGAGTGGCAATTGGATGCTACTGCTATAAATATCTCTCTGGATGTGGGAAAACTGGTTACAGCTTATTGGCATCAGCAACGAGGGATGCTGATTCCTATTGTCGCGGATGAGATACTTCATTTCGAATTGAAATATGATTTGGCTCCGGGTGGTTCTGCCAGAGCTTATCTGCTGAAATGGGATGGGGATTCTTTGGAAGTGGATGAAGACACAGAGTTTAATGTCTTCGATGCATTAGGTTTGTGGCGAGGGCGTGCTCGGGACAAGTTCCCTTCACCTCACAATCAGGGTTCTCGAGGATGCGCTAGAATGGTGGGTGACCAAAACGATCTTGAGATTATTCAGATGACCCCGCATGCTTTAATGATTAGGGGCAAGGCAGATGATGATTGGACGGCATCTACTTTTGCGCTCACTGGGGATGCCCTAAAAGTGATGAGTCCAATAGGTTCTCTTATTACGGACCAAGATCCCGCTAATGCTTTCACAGTCCATGATATTTTCGATTGGAGTGGAAGTAAGGATGATATAGTTGTGGCTGCGTGGAATGAAGAAGATACCCAATGGGAGGCTATTCAGATCAGTTGTCCATGAAACACTCATCAGATCATTGGTTACAAAAAATCTCGGGGTTGTTTGTCCCAAAACCATTGCTATTTGCGAGGGGATATCCTTGTTGTTGTAGCCGCTGTCCAGTGTGCACTCTTGAATCATTTCCAACTCAGTTGTCCATTGTAATAGCGGGTATCGTTGAAGGGACCTGCGGAAGTTGTGCCAGTTTGAATGATACATACGTGTTGGACTTCATCGGATATTTCAATCCATACTGTCGTTGGAGGTATGATTTTCCAGTAACTGTTTGTGGTGTTAATCATATTACGTTTGGCATGCGCATTACAGTTGCTCACACTAGCACATCCATTCAAGTGGATTTGGATAGCGATCTTTATACAAACGTGAGTGCCTATTTCAAGGATGATGTAGGTATTGCAGCTCCAAGAGATTGTCAGTTCAGCAATAAAGATATCCCATGGGACTGGGATGGACTTGCCTACACTTGTGATGGTTCTAATTCAACTTGCACAGTGACTGCTATATGATTGATTGTCAATTTGAAAAGGTGAATGGTTATTGGAAATGCTCTTTGTGTAATTGGGTATATCCATTAAAATCAGATAGACCTCCTCATCGGAATTGTCCGGGGGCCCCTTCACGTGGATTGGGAGACACAATAGCTAAGTTCACAAAGGTATTGGGGATCAAAAAGTGCAGAGGATGTAAAAAGAGGCAGAAATTGCTGAACAAGTTATTTCCATACAAAGTTAAGTAAGAGCAAATGATTCATTGTGTGTATCTTGGAGAACTTCGCAGTAAAGAGATTGTGGATAGTGACGAACCAGTCCACATCTGTCGCGTCCATGATGTCTGCACTAGACGAAGGAACAAGGCCCAAATAGCTTCCTGCCGAGGGTGCAAAGAGAAGCTGCACGTGGGAGATGAGAATTTCTCTGAAAGGTTCTCAGATTTCCTGTTTGTTGTCGATAGGGCCTCTAGACCAACCAAAGCTCTACACAACCTCTTAATTGGCCGTTCTGCCTTCCTTGTTGGGGGAGGGCCCTCCGCTAATGATTTGCCTTTGGAGCGCTTAAACACCCCTGGTAGCTGGGCTCTGTGCGTAAATAACGTAGCTGGTCATGATCGCTTCCATCCACAGGCCTTTGTCTGTTCCGATCCACCGTCCAAATTTCACGATGGAATATGGATGGACCCTGGAATCATGAAGTTTGTTCCCGTCCCCAAACTGAAGAGGAGGCGGGGCAGGCTCCGTCACAAGCGGCCTGACGGTGAGTTTGTTCCTTTAGTAATCGGTGGACAAAGGATGTCCGCTTGTGATGCCCCAAATGTCTGGGGCTTTGCTAGACGGGCTTGGCTGAGACCGGATAATTCCTTCTTTTTGGACCCCCAAGCTGCATGGGGCAATCACAATGCTGGAGTGGACAGAACTGGGGAAGAAAAGACAGTATGCACAATGTTGATCGGAATCCGATTATTATACTATATGGGAGTGAGGAAAATCTTCCTACTGGGCATCGATTTTGGAATGGACCCTACAAGGGATCTTTGTGACAACTATTCTTTTGAAGAAGAGCGAGATGAAGAAACTTGCTTTTCAAACAACAGGCAGTTTAGGATTGTGAATGATTGGCTATGCCGGATGCAGAAGGATGGGGTGTTTGAGAGATTTGGATTGTCCATTTTCAATTGCAATGGGCAATCAAGACTGCGAGCGTTTCCTTATGTTCCCTTTGACATAGCAATGGATATGGTCACGGTGGATGTACCCCAAAAACCGTTTGATTTGAGACAATGGTACAAGAAATGAGTAGCTGGGAAGACAAGTTCTGGGGCCGGACACGATGCCTCCATGAATCGGATTTGCATAGCCTCCACGAGTTGGAGTTGAAAGCTGGTGGGTATTGCAGTATTCACTATCATGAAGATCGGGCCAATCGATTCATTGTCCGCTCTGGGATCATTGCTATTGTCACTTTCCATGCTTGGAAGATTGATAGGAAGATTTTGACAAATGGAAACACCTTGGACGTTCGTAGCGGCATCGTCCATCAATTTCAAGTGCTGGAGGATGGTGAAGCAATCGAGGAATACTTCCCCGATGGGAGCTCGGTTAGGAACGACGACATCATCCGGTTGTGCCAAGGAGGGATGAGCAAAGTGGAGCATTTGGACGACCTTGCACACAGGCTAATGAGACAGTACGGAAACCTATGGTCGGTGAAATAGATTACTCGGTAGTGGTAGGTGTTGATAACAAGCATCTTTCCATGCTTTGTCGCACTTGGCCGACTTGGAAGGAGCACAAACCTTCTCTATTGAACCATCCGATGATTGTTTTCTACGACCGTGATGAGGTGAACTGTGACAATGTTCATCATATAGTGGACCACCCAAACTTGCAAACATATCCATGGCCGCATCTTGACGGCGTGTTCTTTGGTAAACCACAGACAATTGATGGACAGACGGAGAACCAGCAATATGAGGCACTTTGGAGCAGCCCACAACGCTACAAGATGTTGGCCGGCTTCGTTCACATCCCTGACGCCTATGTAAAAACACATTATTGGCTGAAGTTGGATTGCTGTGTGTTTGCAACTGGGCAAGATGATTGGATTGATCCGAATTGGTTTGAGGGCAATCCAGTCATCATTTCTCATCGCTGGGGCTACACAAAGCCGGCAGATCAAATGCTGAAGTTGGACCAATGGGTAAGAAATAATGAGAATGATGTGGGAGGGCTCGCTAGCACTACTCCCTTGAATCTTGTCCCCAGTAGGCCGGATCGAATTGATCACCGTCGAATAATCAGTTGGTGTGCGTTCTTCAAAACAAATTTTACAAAGGACTGCTCGCTTATTGCCGAGCGGACTTGTGGTCCCTGTCAGATGCCAGTCCCATCTCAAGATGGTTTCCTTTGGTATGTTGCTAAGCGGGCTGGTTTGGGAATCAAACGGGTCAACATGAAGAAGTGTGGTTGGGACCATCGTCCTGTCCGCAGCTTCTCCATGGACGTGCTGAAAGGAGGAACTGATGGGAGTGCCTGATTTTACGGTAGTGGTGGGAGTAGATGCTAAGCATTTGCAGCAGCTATCTTGGACATTACCTACTTGGAAATTGCACAAACCTGATCTTTTCAAACGCCCGTGGCTTGTCTTCTATGATTGTGATAGTCTGAACCGAGCTGCAGTTCGGAGTGTGGTGAAAGTTCCGGATCTCAACGTGGTTCCTTGGCCTCCTCTGAGAACTGAGTATAATGGGGATGGGGGAAGCAAATGGACCAATCCCCAGCGCAACAAAATGCTGACGGGTTATGTCTTCGTTCCAGCTATGCAGGTTCTGACTCCCTACTGGCTCAAAGTTGATACGGATGCAATTGCTATGGGACAGAACTGCTGGATTGAGGATGATTGGTTTGAGGGAGAGCCGGCCTTCATTGGCCCGCGATGGTCTTTTACCAAGCCACCGGACCAGATGGTCTTTTTGGACCAGTGGGTTGAAAAGCACCGTGACAAGTTGCGACCATGGTCTTTGCATCCTCCATTGAATCTCAGACCGAAGCCGGGAGCCAGCCGGCTCAATCACAAACGCACGGTGAGTTGGTGTGCTTTCTTCAAAACAGACTTCACTCGTAAATGCGCTGTGGGGGCAAGTGCAGTTTGCGGTCCTTGTCAGATGCCGGTCCCATCTCAAGATGGCTTTCTTTGGTATATGGCGACGAGAGGATGGTTCGGAGTGAAAGCAATCCAAGTGAAGCGGCTGGGCTGGAAAATTCGCTCTACACAAAGAGGAATCAAAGAAGCAGTAGCGGAGGCAATGTGTTTGAAGACGTAGCACGAATCACGTTTGAGCTATCAAATCGCTGTCCGCTGCAGGGAGAGCATAAGTTGTGCCCTGTTCATACTTTCAAACAGGTCCACATTTTACCACTGAACACAATCAAAAAGATTATAGAAGAGTTGAAAGGAATGGGGTGGGGTAATGGAAAGAAGGTAGCTTTTCATGCATTCAACGAACCCCTGATTGACCCTCGACTCTATTGGCTGATTGGATTCATTACCCAAGAATTGCCCGGTATTCAGCCCTTGCTTATTACGAACGGTTGGTATCTCAATAGGACATTAGCCGGAGAACTGTTTGATGTTGGTTTGAGCAGTTTAGTGGTGAGCGGGTATAGCAGGGCGGAGAGGAAGAGACTGCGTAGTGTGGGCAGGATGAAAGCAGCTAGGGTAGGCCGGGCCCAGTTGAAGCAATCGATTTTGTATCCTGGAGATGGGCCTGACAGTTACCGTGATTGTTTTGCTCCCCTAAATGACTTGACGATTCGGGCCTCCGGCAATGTGGGCTTATGTTGTGTTGACTATGCCGAGACGGTGACGTTTGGCAATGTGAATGAAGAGGCACTGGGGTCCATTATGCAGCGGGAGTACCCGAGAATGAAAGCATTGCAAGATGATCTTCGTAAAAGGGTCCGTACTTTGCCGGTTTGTAAGACTTGCCATCGAAGAAGAAAGAAATTCTAGCAAGGAGAATTGTTGTGGGATCAAGATTGCTGCGTCGTAGTGGGGTAGCTGTTGCAAAGGTTGCCGGGCTGCTGAACTGGAGGCCAAAAGTTGTTTTTCAGGTAGGAATTGGCGTTCATTATCAGGAAGTGGATGTAATGAGGGATTGCTGGCCTAACGTGAAATTTGTAGGATGTGAGGCCCATCCGGAACTTATCGCAGGATTGGAGGGGAAGTATCCCGGTACATTGTTTGGCTGCGCAATCGGAAATATGGTAGGCGAGGTATTGTTGAACAGTCGCAAAAAGCACAAAGATGGAGCATCCTTATACAAACGCAGGCAGTCTAAAGATGGTGATGTGCAATTCACCGTTCCTATCACAACTCTGGACAAGATGTTCCCTGATCCTACCGTTCACGGTGAACCCATCTTACTCTGGCTGGATTGTGAAGGGAGCGAGCTGGCTGCTTTGCAGGGGGGCGTTGATTTTCTCAAATCAGTCGATGTCATCAATATAGAGATGACGAACAACCAGCCTTCGCCGGGCTGGTGTGGTGTATTGGAGACTCACTGCTTTCTGGCGAAGAATGGCTTTGTTCGGCAGACTGCCCATACAAATAGGACGGAGAGTGGACAGTGCGATGCCGTCTATGTGCGGGAGTATTTATTCCGGCCCGAGTATTGTACTTGCCCTATTTCCTTAATTAACAAGGAGTGCTATCTGCAATGAAACGAGAGATTTTCTACCTGATGTCTGGTCCTGCCCATTTACCATATTTGGTGGTGAGTTTGTGGACACTGAAGAATCATTGGCGGGGAGATGTAATTGTTCACGCTTGGCCGGAATCCTTCAACTTGCTTAGCATAATTGCTGCAGATAAAAGGCTTAGAGTCTCGAAGATATATTGTCGGGAGCCGGAATATCGTGGCAAGAACAGTCAATTCCTTGACAAGATGAAAGTAGCCCAGCAATCACGGGCAGATGTGGCGTTGTATTTGGATGCAGACACAACTATTCATGGCAGTCTCAATCCCCTATTTGAAATGGCCGAAGATCGTGGATTTACTGCTACTCAGTTTTGTGATTGGATGACAGGTGGGAAAATCATTAGGAGCCGAGTGCGGGGATTGGAGGCATTTGGGAAGATTGATAAGACTCTGATTGACAGAGCAACGCAAGAGAGATGGCCGAGTGTGAATGGTGGAGTGTGGGCCACGCCCCCCAATTCCCCAGTGTTGCCGGCATGGTACGAGTGGACGCTGGCTGCCAAGAAAACTTTCATTGCTGATGAGAAAGTCTTGCATTTGATGATGTTGCGATTCTGCCCAGACCAAATGACAGTGATGTGTGAGAATGGGAAATACAATTGTTCACCTATGTATCAGTCAAGCAAGCTAACGGATGAAGACGTGGTCATACGCCACTATCACGGTGATTGCAACGTCCGTCCCGGAAAATCCTGGAAAGGCCATGATCTCTGGATGCCGTTGTTCAAGAAATGTTTGATTGAAGATGTTGGTGGGATGGACAGATGGATTGACAATGTGAAAAACAAATTCCTCCGGCGGCTAAGAAAATGACACCAGATTGGGACAGCAAGCAATATCGTATCTGGGACCCTTGCTGGTGCAGGTGGAAGGGACAGTGGTGGGTCTACACTTTGGCTAGGACCACTAAATACCACAAGGACACAAGCCTTCCAATGTTCCTCCGTCGTAGTCACGCTGTTGGATTCCGTAGTGATGATTGGAAGCACTGGGAATTTTTAGGCAAGGTTATTACATCTCCGAGGAAATACGGTGTTGTAAATGCAGGGGATGTTGTTCCAGAAGGGAACATCCTTCACCTCTTCCTCTCTCATTTGGACTATCATGCCGGCGGGAAGAAGATGGGGCAGTCTCTTTTGTACGCAACGTCCCATAATGGCAAGGACTTTAGATTGCAGCGCGTTCCCTTTGAGCCTCGTCTGCCCGAATTTAACACGATTCGGCGGCATGAAGAGACAGGTGAATGGCTTCATTCTTGCCGCGATCCCTATCTGTTTCATGATCCAAGGAGTGGGGACTGGTTCATGTACGTTACGACAGGAGGCCATCGTTGGGGTGTACCACCGAGGCAAGTCGTTGCCCGTAGTGTTGAGCTGGGAGGCCCATGGACGGTGAGGGGGGTGGCGTTGGATGATCCTAAATGGAAGGGCTACAGAGTGCTGAGGGAAATTGAGCGGGCAAGTGTTGTTTATGCAAATGGAACTTATTGGATGTTGGCTTACGGAATGTACTTCAGCAATCGCGCTATGCGGCTGTTCGCCGATGCTGGCCATCCAATCAGCAGGCGCTCTGTTTGTCTGTGGCATGCTGATAATCCAGAGGGTCCTTTTCAATTCATAGAGAAGAAACCGATTTTGATGGAGTGCGATCAAGCTGGGCTGTATTGGAATGATCATGAGAAGGGGATAGCAGGTCTCGGACGGATTGGTTGGAATCAGGTGCTGCCAGAAATGTTAGTTCAGTTCCCTGAGCAGGAGTTGCCAAATGTGTGACCGCTATGTACAGGCTACTTGATATAATGGTTGGTGTCCTTGGAAGCTTGGGCACCGAAAATTCGTCCAAGCAATTTGATGCATGGGCGCAACTATAATTGCAAGTGGGACTGTGAGGGTGTTTTGGGAAGGACGGCGGACGATTTTGCTGAAAAGCACGGTCGCTAAGTTTATATAGCCAAGTATCTCTATTGGTGATTCAAATGCCAAAACGAGTAGCAATGATTTCAACGCATGGCTATGTCTCTGCTTGTCCGGAATTGGGTAAGCCTGATACAGGCGGACAGGTCGTCTATGTGTTGGAAGTTTCCAAACAGTTGGCTAAGTTGGGCTATTATGTGGACATTCTCACTCGCCAGTTTGGAGGGCTAGCATCGGTGGATCATCTGGGTCCCAAGATAAGGATTCTTCGGTTTCCTTGTGGTGGCAACAAGTTCATTCCGAAGGAGATTCTGTGTTATCATATTCCGGAATGGGTTGCTAGAGTAGAAGAGTATGTCAAACTGCGGAAATACCAATACTCATTCATCAACTCTCACTATTGGGATGGTGGCTTAGCGGGCCAAACCTTGTCCAATCACCTTCACATTCCCCACGTCCATACACCTCATTCAATCGGTTCATGGAAGAGGGATAGCATGCACGGTGATCCAGAAGAATTGGAGAAGGAATTTAACTTTGCTCATCGCATCCGGGAAGAGAAAGTTGTTTATGATGAGTGCGACTTGCTGGTGGCTACCACGGTGCAACAGCGGAATATCCTGCTGGCTGGGGAATATGATGTTCCCGCCAACAAGATTTTGATTGTCCCACCAGGTTATGATGACAGTAGATTCTTCCCATTGTCCCTTGCTTCCAGGCGAGTGATCAAAAGGGAACTTGGCTTGGAGGGTCCGATTATATTGGCACTTGGGAGAATGGCGTCTAATAAAGGCTATGACTTGTTGTTGGAGGCTATGCCTTTAGTTGTAGAGAGACATCCAAATGTGCAATTGGTTTTGGCAGTAGGTTCCTCGGAACCAAGTGCAGAAGAGCAGGAGCAAATGGATCTGCTAAGGATGAAGGCAGCCGATTTGGACCTCCGAGATAACGTGCTTTTCAAGGACTACATTCCTGATGAAGAATTGGCAAAGCACTACCACGCTGCTGATGTGTTTGCATTAAGCAGTCGCTACGAGCCGTTTGGGATGACAGCAGTAGAAGCGATGGCTTGCGGCATCCCCACGGTGATAACGACGAAGGGTGGATTGTGGGAGCAGCTTGAATGGGGACGGGAATGTTTGCCCGCAAATCCTTTGGACTCGACAGAGTTTGGCCTGGCCCTAAGTATAGTGCTGACCTATCCGCAGCTCAAGGATAGGCTTGCTTCGCATGGACCCAAGAAAGCACGGGCCTGCTATACCTGGGCTGGCATTGTGGAGCAGATTTTGAAAGGGCTGTGGGGATGAGAAAACTGCTTGTTTGCGATTTGGATGGGACATTGTTAGGGCATCGTCGCTCCCTGATTGCTTTTACCAAATGGTGGAAAAAGCACTGTGATGAGTTCATCTTGGTATATGCTACGGGAAGAATCCTGAGCGAGGTGAAAGAGTTGGTTTGCTTTCATAGACCCCCATTACCCCATATTATCATAGCTGAGATGGGGACAGCCATTTGGTATTGTTATCTTAGGAGTAAAAGCATTTGGCCTAGTAAGCATGCAGAAAGTTGGAACAGGCATTCTGTCCGGAAATACCTTTCCCAGTTGGTTGAACTGACGGAACAGCCGTCGAAGTATCAAACTGAATACAAGCTTAGCTATTATGCAGAAGGACTTGACCGTGAATTCTTGAAGGATATTGAAGAGGGCTTAATCGAAAAGGGTCTGCAAGTGGACCTGGTCTATAGCTACAATCAATTCTTGGATGTCCTGCCGTCTGGGATTAACAAGGGGACAGCGGTTGAGAAGGTTCGAAAGGATTATGTGTCTCTGGGCGTAGGTCTGCCTCCAGAGCATGTTATTGTGGCCGGTGACTCTGGCAATGATTTGGGGATGTTCAACAAAGGATTCAAAGGGATTGTAGTTTCCAATGCCCAACCGGAATTAAGGGAAGTGCGAGGTCAGGACATATATCATTCCCCTTTCCCATTTGCTAATGGTGTCTTGGATGGAATTGATTATTGGGAGAGGTAGTGGTGTGGAGAAGTCTGACAGATATACGCCCCCTGGAGCCTACCGGCGGGTCAAGCAGCGGCGTCCACTAATCCCGTCATTGGTAGAAGGTCTTTGCCGTATTATTCCTATCAATGCCACGGTGATTGATATAGGAGCAGGAAAAGCCCGATATTTGAGAGCGTTGCGGGATCATGGCTATCAGATATTTGGGGTAGATGGCACGCCAAACATTGAGGAAGCCACTGATGGATTAGTTTTGTGGGCAGACCTGACAGCTGATTGTTCCCATCTCTATAACGTGGCTGAATGGGGATTGTTCATCGAAGTTGGAGAGCATGTCCCAAAGGAATATGAGCAGGCCTTATTTGATCAAGTGAGCAAAATCCCGTCCAAGGGATTGATTGTGACTTGGGCTGGATTGGGACAGAGTGGGAGAAGCCATGTCAATTGCCAGCCTGCGGAATATGTGAAGCAAGAGTTCTGCAAGCGTGAATGGGTGTTTGATACCGGGAGGACAAGGAAGGCGAAGCATGGAATCCGTAACAGAATACGCCGCCGTCTTCTAGTTTTTCGGAGAACAAGATGATTGATTACAAAAAGTTTCAATTTGCGTCCCCCCCAAGGACAGCGACACGTTGGTTTATGAGCATCTGCAATCATTTGGGTCTGGGGGATGTGTCCAGTGCTGCGGTTCATGTTCCTCCACCCAAAGACAATCCGAAGGTGCTGATGGTCACAATGGTTCGCCATCCATATGATTGGCTCGTCTCTTACTTCTATGCTCTGCAAGGTGGAGCAATACAAGTGCCTTGTGTGGACAAGTTCGTTCCTTTGGCTAGAGGGGCTGGTAGTTTCCGATATTTCATTAAGAGCTACTTGAAACGGATGCCAGGTGAAGTCGGTCGGATGTTCGCCGAGTATCGAGCTTCTACGGTGATGCGATTGGAAGATTTTCCTTGGGCAGTGATGGAGTTCTTCAAAATGCTCGATGTGGAGAAGCATTCGATTGAAGCCATCCGAGAATTTCCGGCAATCAATACATGGGAGAAAACACCTTTTACTGAATATGATTTCTTGCGAATGAAAGTGTGTGAAGCTGAAACTGAGTTTTGTGATCGGTATGAATATGACCCTTGGAGTAGGTAAAATGAACTACGTCATTGTCATCCCAGCGCGTCTCCAGTCCTCACGATTGCCAAGAAAGCCATTGCTTATAGCTGGAGGCAGAGCCCTGCTTCACCATACTTATGAAGCGGCTCGGAAGACAAGAGCCAACAAGATCATAGTTGCGGCTGCTGACAAAGAAATCTACAATTATTGCAAAGATCACAATCTCTGCTGTTGGAATACCGATCCAGAACACCCGACAGGGACCCATAGGTGTGTGGAGATACTGAGAGAACTCAATGCAAGTGCTACCTACCAAAGGCGGATCGATGTCGTGGTGAATTGGCAATGTGACGAGCCTTTGGTTAATCCGAAATATGTGGACCGATTGGTTGATTTCTTATACAATGGTAGCTATGGTATAGCTACGTTGGTGTCCTGGAAAGGACGCCCAACAGATATTCGAGTGGCAGTAAGTAACAAATGTTGTCATTGGTTCACTCGCGCTCCTATGGTCGGGATGTTTCATACTGGGATCTATGCTTTTGAATCATCCTTACTTCAGAAATTGGATTCTATTGTTCAAACGTACATGAGCATGTTCGAGTCTTTGGAGCAGCTCGCATGGCTAGAAGAAGGACACAAGATAGCCGCTTTTGAAATCCCGGAAGGCCACCTCTCAATCAATACCACTAGTGATTTTCACGAATTCAAAACGAGAATAGAAAATGGGAAAGAAACGAGTTGAAATTGTTACCCATTGTTATGCCCGAGAATTGGTTCATTATTCGGCAGCTCTTTGCTACCAACTCAGTTCTTTAATCTTTCACGTCCCAAAGGAAGCGGAGATAGAGATCACGATTTGCTGTGATCCAAACGACTCCCTAACGCGCAGGGTCATTACGTTCTTTGAGGGTTCTCCCGAGTTCAATTTGAGGCTGATTCCACTCGATATCGAATACCTTGGGCGGCGGGCTATTGGTAGGAACATTGCGGCGAAATCCAGTCGCGCCGATATTGTTTGGTTCACGGATGCGGATTATGTATTTCAGGAGGATTGCTTTGACACCCTTGTCGGTTTGCATTGGCCCATTGATGTGACGATGGTTTTTCCAAAGAGGATCAAGATCCACAAGGACCATGCTACTGGGGACAAAGCCCTAGACAGAGTGATCCGGGAGCCTCGTTTAATTGGAATTGAGGAGATGGACTTTGTGGACAAGAGCTACAATCGGGCGATCGGCGGTGTCCAGATTGTTCAAGGTCAGTTTGCGCGCCGTTACGGATACTTGGATCGCTTCACTAAATGGCAGCAGCCAGTAGACTCGTTCAAGTCGTGCAAAGGTGATCCGGTATACCGAAATTTCTGCAAGAGGAAAGGGCAAATCAGGGGAATTGATCTGCCGGGTGTTTTTCGGATGCGACATACTCAGGCTGCTCACGGTCGGGGGGCAAAACTTTGATGCTAGGTTGGCTGCGAAAATGTTTGCGAAAGTGGTTACTGGGACCTGATTCTACGGTGATTGAAATTGTTTTGCAGGATGGGACGCATCGGGCAATTGCTACTCATGCAGTGGGCCTGAGATTGATGTGCACCATTCCCCATGAGGGCGGAGTAAGGCAGCAGCTGATTGGAGAATGGCAAGCTGTGCACCGTGATCAGTTTTGGAAGCTATGGTCCCAATTAGGGGGTATTGCCGAGTGGGAGGATGGTTCTCCTTTCAAGCCACCGACAAGAACACAAGGCGATAGCGTGCCCCCCAGAAATTCGCAGATACTTGGAAAATCAGTAGATCGCTATTGACTGCAATGGATTCCGTAATATAGTATAGTATAGGATAGTACAAAATCGAAGGAGATTTGAGATGATTGCAACCGTACAAAAGGAAAATTCTGCCCAAGCGGAGACGTACAATGACGTTGTCAAGCTGATTTGGCACACGGTTCATCGGTTCGCTGAGCGTTATGGTGGGGATCGTGAGGAGCTATTTTCCCGAGCTAATGAAGTCTTTATGGAAACTTACGAAGACTTCGACGCTTCCAGATCGTCCTATTCAACATATCTGCGCCGGATGATCTGGTGGAAATTGCTGGAGATAAGAAGAACTGCGGCCAGACGGCACAGACTTCTTCCAACAGTGAACTTTTCTGCTGTAGAAGGGGAGCGTGATGGTATGGGGAACTTCCCGGATCACTCTTGCTCTTCTTTTCGACGCGCGGAGTTCCTAGCAGAATTAGGAGAAGATGCGGCAGCAGTCGTCAAACTGGCGTTGGAAGTGCCAGGCGAATTGATGGGGCTTGTTCACAGCCAACGTAGCCAGTCGGCGAGCCTTCGGAAAATGTTGGTCAATCACTTCCGAGGATTGGGTTGGACAATCAAGCGAGTTGCCGAATCGTTCCGAGAAATTAAGGAGACGCTGAAATGAGCCGGAGACATTTGCCCAACACGCGATTGTCTATTACTCACAAGTTCTTCGTCATGGGCCATGAGGGTTACATTACAGTGGGGGTCTATGAGGATGGACGACCGGGAGAGCTGTTCATTGTTATGGGCAAAGAGGGCAGTGCAATAGGTGGGCTGATGGACACGATCGGTATTCTTGCCAGCATAGCACTTCAATATGGGATGACGGTGGAGAAGTTGTGCGACAAATTTGCCGGCACTCAATTTGAGCCCAGTGGAACTACCCATTACAAAGAATTGGGGGATGCTAGTTCACTGGTGGACTATATTTTCCGGTGGATGGATTTGAAGTTTGGGGATGGGAGGATTCCAGAGGAAATTGCATGCCGATTGAAAGGAATTGGGTGATCAATGGGAGAAAGCAGATTGATCCCGAAATTATACATCCGACGCCAAGGGAACCATTGGTGGATCCTGGGTGACCGCGATGCTGGCCCAATCGGACCCTATACGACTCACAAAGAAGCCGAATCAGATCGCAGAGGATTAAGGCGCCTCTACCAGAGGGAGGAAGAGTATGCACAACAAGAAAATTCGGGATAAGGTCAAGAAATTGATTGAACAGAGAGTTCCATACAAGACTATCAGCCGACGATTGTGCGTGACAGAGTATCTTGTATGCATGGTTGCGAAAGAGATGCGGAAGCAAGGAATGGGTAGACCTCTACGAACACCCCTATCTTCAAATCAATTTAAGCCGAAGCGGGTTGAAGTCTACGTTTGCCCAAACTGTGGAAAGCAAGTGTATCTGAAACCTTGCGTGATTTGCGCTGCTAAGAGGAGGAGGAGGGACAGACCAATATGACTCAATTGTTTCCATTTCAGAGAGAGACTGTTCAAGGAATCACTCGATTTGGTGGCAGGAGCCTGATTGCCCTGGATATGGGCTTGGGAAAGACGATGATCGTTTTGCAATGGCTCAAAGAGAATCCAGACGCTCTGCCCGCTGTGATCATCTGTCCAGCATCAGTAAAGTATATTTGGGAGCACGAAGCGATTCAGCATATCGGGGTGAGGGCCACAGTGCTAAAGGGAACCCTTGCTCCAAGTGATGGGCAGGGGGTGTTTCGGGATGCTTCCAAGTTGATTGTCCTGAATTATGACATTCTTCAACATTGGTGCAAGTACCTACAAGGGCTGGAGCCCAAGACGGTGGTGATCGACGAATCGCAGTTTGTCAAGAATATGAGGGCAAAGAGAACCAAGGCGGCAAAAGCCCTGTGCAAAGGTGTACCCAATATCTTGGCTCTAAGCGGCACACCATTCATCAATCGGCCAGCAGAATTGTGGTCTACACTCAATTTGATTCGCCCTGATCTCTATTCCTCATTTTGGTCCTACGGACAGGAGTTCTGTGGGGCACGGCTCGGTCCTTGGGGGTGGGAATTCAAAGGGGCAACTAAATTGCCGAAGCTACAGCAAGAGCTAGCTTCTAATTTGATGATCCGGCGACGGAAGGAGGACGTGTTGAAGGATTTGCCCGAGAAGATTCGGCAGGTGGAACCATGCAGCCTTTCCGATCGAGCAGAATACGAATATGCCAGTAATAATTTCTTGGAGTGGCTACGGCAGCAGGATGCCAAGAAATTAGTCGGAGCAAAAAAGGCAGCAAGTCTTGTTCGGATCGGATACTTGCTTCGGTTAGCAGCACGGTTGAAATTGCGGAGTGTGGTACGATGGGTCAACCAGTTCCTTCGGGACAATGATGAGAAGCTGGTCCTGTTTGCTGTTCATCAGAAAATGATAGAGGCGTTACAGCGCCGATGCAAGGCGAAATCAGTAGTAATTGACGGAAGGGTGACGGGCCGCCATCGTAGGGACGCTGTTCGCCAATTTCAGACGGACCGAAGCACAAGATTGTTCATTGGAAACATAAGGGCAGCGGGGGTGGGCATCACCCTTACAGCTGCTTCTACGGTCG